TAGGTTGGGTTGTTGTAGGTATGTTATGGAGAGATAGAAGTATTATGATATTAAATGCTATTGCGTTCTCAATATACATCAATGGTATTGTAAAACATTTATGGGGTGAATAATATGATTGTGACTGAAGACCACTTCATTGAAGAAGATAATTACATTTATGCTGGTAAACATTTAATTATAGAAATATTTGGTTTTGATAAAGAGTATAAAAAGTTTAAACTATTACTAGCAAAAGCATCAGAACTAGCAGGTGCAAAATTATTATATGCATATACACACGAATTTGATAGTGGTGGTATAACAGGTGTTGCCGTATTAGCAGAATCACATATGTCATTTCATACCTGGCCTGAAAGAGATTATATTGCATTTGATATTTTTATGTGTGGTGATACACAACCATACAAAGCAATAAATTACATAAAAAAAGAATTAAAAGCAGACAGAGTTGATATCAAGACAATCAAGAGAGGTAAAATTGCAAAGTAGTTGGGGTTATCATTTAATTTTAGACTGCAAGGGTAGTGCTATGTCTAA